TTCTGCCGCGTCGCCTTCGGCGGCAGCGCTGTGGCCGCTACAGCTACCTCCCGCATCAGCCCGCCGGGCCGTGCGGTGTACCGCGTGCCCCCAGGCGCTACCAAGCTCGCCGCCATTCAGTTAGGCAGCACCTCCGGCTTCGTGACGATCACGCGGCTGTTCTAATAGGAGTCCCATGTGGCCAAGTCCGTAGTAGCCAATAGTTGGGTCTCAGCGCTTACAGCGTGGGCCGACGGCTCACAGCGTTCGTACCCAAGGGGCATCTACCCCAACTCGGCGCAGGCATGGCAGCCGATGTACGAGGTGTACCCTGTCCCAGCAGGCGCAACATGGTCTCCTGAGAAGTGGTTCTACTGGGACGGCACGACGGGAATCTTCCCCCCCATTCGAGTCGGTATCTCCTTTGGCCGCTGGCCGCTCACATACAAGGTCCTCTCAGGCCCTCCTGGTATGGCCTTCGGTGCAACCGAATGGGACCATGCGTGGGATGGAAACCCAGCCGCCGCATGGGCAGCCGGCTACGGAGTTCTCCGCTGGGCGCTCAACTCTTCCAACACCACCGGCACTGGCTATACAGGCTGGAGCAACAACACTACCACGTATACTCCAGGTATCTCTGTAGAGATAACCGACCAGGATGGGAATAGCAGAACGCTGTCGTGGTCGCTGTCGGGTGCCAACGGCGCATCGTCGCAGTTCTGTTTCCTCAATGCGGACGCCGCGTCTCCACTTAACGGGGCCGCTGGCTCCGACTCCGGTACCGGAAAGATTGGCGCTCCCTGGCAAACACTAGGGAAGGCCAGCGGTATCAACGGCGGCGCCGCTGCCGGCGCAGTGGGCTCCATCTGCGTCCTGCGTGCAGCCAACGCCATGTACTGGCTACCTCCGACCGCGAATGGCGGTTCAGCGTGGTCAGTTAATCCGACTACTGGACCTGGGTCTTACATTCAGATGCCGGGCGACTCAGGCGCGGCGACACTAGACCTTACTGGTCAGGTTTCTGGGTCTGTCCCAAATGCAAGCACTGCCGGTAGCGTCATCATTCTCCCACATAGCGACACGTTCTTCGGAGGTTTAAGCCTCTACGGCTACCCCGGCATCGTCGTCAATAGCGTGACTCTCGGCAGCAGCGCTGTTGCCAACGTCCGCGCGTTCACGTGGAGTAATGTTAATCGCCTCACCTTCCAGGGACTAACCTGGAATAATTCTGGATACGGGAGTACTTCCACCAACAACGCCACGATGTTCATGGCGTCTGCAACGTCGTCGCCCACTCAGAACTGTGAGAACATCTTCTGCACGGGCAACTCAGAAAATGGCCGACAGAACAGCAACAACCCAAACAACGCCCCTCTCCTTCTTTGGTACAACACCCAGAACTCGTTGTTTGAACTCAACTGGTCCACAACTCCGAACGACGTCGGGACTGGCTGCGACCTCAAGCAGGACGTAGGCTACACGACTTACCGCGCAAACTTCCAGTCGGCAAATGGGGGCACCGGCTCCCCACAGATTTACGGACCTCGATACTATGGCTGTAACTACCTAGAGGTTAGCTACAATGTTGCCATCGGCTACCAGAACATCAACATAGGTGAAAACGGTAACCAAACGTTTGGCCCGCATTCGTTTAAACGCAACAGCTCCGTGATTGGTGGAAGTTGGACTCTAGGGTCTCCGACCTTCAACCTCAGCGCACCCTTCACCTATTTCAACACCAGTGCTGGCGGCGGCTCGCTGTTTGGCTCCTTCATCGCGGCGCCTGTGATTAACACGGCTGCAGGGTCTATTGTGGCAGGGACGCGCAACTACCAGATCACCACGCTTGGCGTTACAGGCGAGAGTGGTATTGGCACGGACGGGCAAGGACCGTCAACGAACTCGTTCACGCTTACTGGTAGCACAAACACCATCACCTTCACCTGGTGGGGGGCTATTCCAGGAAACAACGGGTACAACGTATATCTGGACAGTACTGGCACCGGTGTATATAACAAATTCATCACGCTGCCTCCCGGCACTTCGAGCTTCACGGACGACGGTAGCGCGAGTCCTGGCGGCCATACGTGGCAGAGCACCTCCGGGCCTCCTGCTACTAGCACCGCTCTCAGCGCTGCTCGATTCATCTTTACTGACAATCTTACCCAAGCACCTACTCAGACTTCCGTCCCAACAGGGCCGACCGTGGTCCAGAGCGGCAACCAGTTCGCATCTAGCGGGCTACTCAACACCACAACTGGCCTACGCGTCGTCTCTGACGGCGGGAAAAGCGGAGTGAATCTACAATGACGAACGCAGTGCAAGCCACAACCGCACGCATCAGCGGCACGTCCCTGACGATAACGCTCAGTAGTCCGGTAACCCCAGGGAACACGTTGGTCCTGGGCTTCTATTCTGCCAGCCCGCCTACCGGAGTTACGGAATCCCATGGCGCCACGGTGAATACCCGTGCTGCTCGGGGCGGCGGCAATATCACTCAGCTCGCGTTATACGATGTCCTAGATGCCCCAGGCGGGACGACATCGTTTACGATCCAGCAGACAACGTCTGGGTCACTTACGGCCTGGGTGGCGGAATACCCTCAGAGCGAAGCAGCGGCATTTGATCAGGTATCGGCGATTGCTACAGGCACTTCAAATTCCACGTCTAATGTTCTGTCGAACACACTGACGCCTACAGTAAGCAATGAACTCGCCGTATGCTTCTGTGTGCCTCACAACAACAACTCCCCAGGACTTACATGGACGGCCCCCTTCGTAATCGCAGGGGCGATATCTAGCAACGGTGGCATAGCGCCAAGTGTTGACGCCTCGGACGCAATCTTGGCGACTCCTTCGGCAACCGCCGCCGCGGGAACAATCGCGGTATCTGAGCAGTGGTCTGCGGTGTTGATTCTGTACAAACCATTGCCGGTACAGCTTACCTCTGTAAACGGCGGCAGCCCCATAGCAGAGGGAGCAAGCGGGATAGCGCTGGTCGGCACTGGCTTTGCCGCAGGAATGACGGCGACCATCACACAGCCGAATGGCGTATCGGTAACACAGGCAGTAACCTACGTTTCCCCCACTTCGGCAACGTTCACTCCGGCGATGGAGCCGGGTTCCGGCGCGCAGCTTGCGTTTACGGACGCGACGTACACGACGCAGATAACAGTGACAGCAGGCGGCCAGACCAGCCCTGCAGTTGCTATTACGCTAACGCCTCCGTCCGGTGTTACCGCTCAGACGCTGACTACCCCAAATCCAACATCCTCGTACCGAATCACGGCCAGCCCTGACCTAGTTGCGAGTGACCAATTGGAGATCGCGGGGGACGTTACTGGCGTATCGCCTGCTCCTACCGGGCTCACAATCAACAGCGATGCCACGTGGCAGTTTGCCAGTGGTGATACGCCCGTGAACTTCTACGTGCGCGTATATGACGCATCGTCGGACACATGGAGTCCATGGGCTCTGCAGACTGTGGCCCAGACGGTGACCATCACGGTGCCTGCCAACCTCATCCACGCCCTCCAGCAGTTCTTCTCTCTTCTCCCCGGCTAACCCCCGGACACCCCAAGGGGCACTACAGGTTCGCCTGTGGTGCTCCTTTCCTTTTCTATTAGCTCACGGACCTTTACCAATGACCGTATCTTTCGAGGACGTTCCCAGCACTGAGCTGGACGCCGTGAACAGCATGTTGCTGTCGATTGGCAAAGCGCCTGTGTCCACATTGGCCGTTCCCGGCATCAACGACGTTTCCTTCGCCACCACCAAGCTCTACAGCGTCGTTCGCGACGTGCAGTCAACTCCCTGGTGGTTCAACTTCGAGCCGTGCTTCCCAATCACTCCAGACGGCAGCGGTAACATCGTGATGCCCACTGGGGCGCTCGCTATCGACGTATCTGATCGCGTGTACAACTACGTGGAGCGGTATAACGCCGCCGCGGGCTCAGGCGCAATGTGCCTGTACGACCGGGATCACCAGACGTTCAACATTGGGCAGTACCTCAATGGGCAGTCACTCAAGGTGGATGTCACCTGGATATTCCCCTTCGAGCACTGCCCCCAGGCAGCTCGCCGCTACATGGCGACTCGAGCCGGCCGCGAGTTCCAGACCGAGGCTGTCGGCTCTCAGATCCTCTACCAGTTCACCAAGGAGAAGGAGCTGGAAGCGCGCGCAGAGATGGAGCGGGCGGACCTCAAGCGGTCCCACACGAACATGTTCTCGGCCCCGACGCGGAACAACCGCATCTTCAATCGGCAGCCCGGCTCTTTCCGTCGCACCTGGTAATCAATGAGTCTTCTCAATCACCAACTCCCCGCTCTCTACGACGGGGTGTCACAGCAGCCTGCGTCCATGCGGATGTCCTCGCAAGGGCAGTCTCAGATCAACGGCTGGAGCACGGTAGTCAATGGGCTGATGAAGCGGCCCCCGACCCAGCACGTCGCCCAACTATCCGGTGGTGACCTGTCGTCTGCGTACATCCAGATAATGAACAGGTCCGTTACGGAACGCTACATCGCGATCATCACCGCAGGCAACCTGCAGGTGTTCGACCTTGCGGGTAACGCAAAGACCGTCAACTTCCCCTATGGCAAAGCCTACCTGAACTACGGGGGCGCTGCGCCGGTAACCTGGGCTCGCACCACAGCTTGGCTTCTGGTTGGCGCGTATGTACGCCCCACGGCTCCAAACGGCTTCATCTACCAGGCCGCATCCTTCACAGGGGGCACGGGTGGAAACACCGGAACCACGGAGCCCGCTTGGCCAACCGTCCCCGGTGACACCGTTGTGGATGGCACCATCACCTGGCAGTGCTTCGAGGACTTCACCGGGAATGCCCTGACAGCCCAGGACGACTTCAGTGCTGTGACGGTAGCTGACTACACCTTCGTCCTCAATAAGACGGTGACGGTGCAGATGCAGGCGCCAACGGTAGATCAGACTGCTCAGCCGGACGGCTACTTCAACCTGTCCCGTGCCAGCCTGAATAAGTTCTACGGTCAGTCCTACACCAACGTTCCCAGCCTGGGCCAGTACCCTCCCAACCCACCGGGAACCCTCACGGGAACCGTACAGTCCTTCGACTATCTCCCGTGGCCCGGCAACACGAACAACGACAGCACGCCTTCAGAGGGAGCTGTGTATGAGGTGCAGGGCGACGTAACGTCTGCCTTCACGTCCTACTATGTCATCTGGCAGGGCGGTGTCTACAACGAGACCGTAAAGCCGGGGCTGTCCAATTCGATAGATGCGTCAACAATGCCGTGGGCGCTCATCCGCGAGGCTAACGGAACGTTCACCTTCGCGCCCTTCTCGTGGGCGCCTCGCAAGGTGGGTGATGCCGTAACTAACCCGCCCCCGTCGTTCGTGGGGCGCCAGCTACGTGATGTCTTCTTCTACCAGAACAGGCTCGGCCTCTGCTGCGATGAGAATGCCATCATGTCCAAGGCGGGTGATTTTGGAAACTACTTCCGGCTCACCGTAACTCAGCTTCTCCCTGACGATGTAATCGACATTGGCGCTTCGGAGACCAGCGTCACCTTCATGAACTTCGCAGTGCCGTTCGCTACCGGCATGATGCTCTTCTCGGATCAAACCGAGTTCCGCCTCATGACGCCTATCGCCGGCGCACTCACGCCTACCACGGTGGCGCTTGACGTGGCTACCCGCTATCTCTCCTCAGCTACCGTTCGGCCTATCATGCTCGGCTCCGACGTGTACTTCGTCTCGGAAGACTCGGCATACGCGCACATCCGCGAATACTTCGTGAAGCTCAACTACCTTGGGCAGTTCTCCATGGACGCTACGGACATCACCGCCCACGTCCCGAAGTACATTCCCAAGGGCGTCTTCCTCCTGACGGGTTCACTGCTGCATGAGGCGCTCTTCTGCGCCACCTCGGCGCACCCGACGCGGCTCTACGTCTACCAGTTCTACTGGCTCAATGAGCAGCAGAAGGGACAGAGCGCGTGGCACTACTGGGACTTTGGTGCGGGCAACTCTATCCTCAGCTCCTACGCGCTGGATGACTTCCTGTACATCCTCATCAACCGCTCAGGCTCGACCTTCATCGAGAAGATCAACCTAGCGCTGGGAAGCAATGTAGGGCTCACCGACACCAGGGGAAACCTATATGACATCCTCCTCGACCGTAGGGTATCCGTCACGGGTACCTATCAGTCCGCAGATAACACGACGCTTTTCGACCTCCCGTACACCTACAACCAGGCGGCGGTTCAACTCGTCTCCGCGGATGGTGCGACTCCGGGAGCACTCAGTGATCCTACGAAGTACCAGTTCTACGCTCCCACACAGCTCAAGGTTCCCGGCAATGTAGCGGGCACCTTCTGGGTGGGCGAGGCGTACACGTTCAGTTACCAGTTCAGCCAGCAGTTCATGCCGAACCAGAAGGGCGATGGCGTCCTGTCGGGCCGGCTCACGCTGCGCAACTGGACGGTGGACTACGTGGACACCGCGTACTTCCAGAGCAAGGTGGACTCGTATGGCAATGGACAGCCGGAGACGCTCAGCTTCATCACAGCCGACATGGCGGCCTACACAGGCCTCACGTTGGGCGAGACAGCTCTGCAGCTCGGCACGCCGACCTTCGGTAACGGGCAGTTCTCCTTCGGTGTCTTTGGTCAATCGACCGAGGCCACCATCACATTGCTGAACGATACGCCCTACTCATGCACCTTCGTGTCGGCAGAGTGGGAAGCTGATTACGTCAACCGTTCCCGCACCATCTAGGAGTTCCAATGATCGTCCCCGCGCGCGCATGTCATGTGTGCCAAATGCTCACCGCTGGCTTGCGTGCGGCGGACGTTCAGGAAGTGAAGGCGTCCCATGGGCTCAGCCCTGAAGCTGCCCTGTGGACTTCCTTCAAGTCGTTCTCCAAGTCGTGGGTACTACTAACCAAACGGGGCTACCCCTGCGCCATGTGGGGCGTAGCCCCTTGGCCGCTGGTGCCCGAGCTGGGCGCACCCTGGCTCTTGGCAACGGAGGAGTTCAACCACCAGAGCAAGGAGCTACTCCGCCATTCCCCTCTCTACGTTACAGAGATGGGGAAGGGCTTTCGATACCTCGCCAACTATGTTGACGTGCGTCACATAGAATCTATTCGCTGGCTCCATTGGGCCGGCTTCCGTTTCGACCGCTTGCTCCCCGAGTTCGGGTATGAGCGTCGGCCCTTCCTACTATTCACCAAGGAGCCAGCCTAATGTGCTACGTCGCGGCGGCAATCGCTGTAACTATGATTAGCACCGCTGTCACGGCCGCTGCCGAGAAGAGTCAGGCTGATGCTCAGTCCCACGCCATCAGCGCGCAGGAGCAGGCGCAGCAGAACCAGATCACACAGGCAGCCGGCCAAGAGGACACTGTCGCCGCGCAGCAGGCACGCCAGGCGCGATCCCAAAGCATCGTTGCGGCGGGTGCAGCGGGCGTCAATCTGAAGAGCAACTCCTTCATGGCGTCGCTCCAGACGACCACGATGAACCAGGCGACCGAAGAGAACCTCATCGGCCTCAACGCCAAGAACTCCTCGAACGCGAGTCTCGCCGAAGCAAACAGCGAGCTTGCCTCAAAGGCTACCAGCCCAACCTTCATGGGCGCCGCACTCGACACCGCACTTGCGGGAGCGGGCGCGTATGTCCAGGGCACAGAGGCTCAGGCCATCGGCGCCAAAACTAGAAGCGCGGGGCTTGGAAGCTAATGGCACAGAACATCACTCCTATCGTCAACGTAGACGGCTCACTGCCGTCTACCTCTGACGGGGGGAAAGTACCTTATGGTGGTTTCGGCCCCTCGGCATCCCCCAACGTCCCCCTCCGCGTAGTCGCTCCCTTGGATGTAAATGCGGCTCCAACGTCGGCCATGAAGCTGGCGCAGGCGCTCGGAGTCACCGCGAAGATCGTCCAGCCCGAGCTGGTCAAGAAGGCCCGCATTGAGGGTATGAACCAGGAAGCCAAGGGCGAAGCCGCAGCCGCACCAGGGGGCACTCTCGACCCCAACCTCATGGCCAAGGACGCGGCCTACCGGCTGGGCGCCACGCGCGCCTCGGCCATCCAGAGCACGCTGCAGGCCATTGGCAGCATCAAGCAGCAGCTTGAAGACCCGAACAGCCCGCTGTCATCCGCTCCGGCATTCGACTCGGCGCCCGGTAAGGGTGATGGCGTCCTCACTCTGGTAGACGGGCTGCTCAGGCAGCAGCTCGGCGGCCTGGAGAAAGACCCCGACGCGGCCAAGGCGATCACGCCACTCGTCACTCAGTTCATGAACGAAGTCGGCGGCCAGCGCATCCAGCAGCAGGCGAACAACACCCGCAAGGCTGCGGTCAACAACGCCACACAGATGGCGAGCATGGATGCAAGCATGGGCATGAAGACGTTCGACTTCAGCCAACAGCGCGACACGCTGACGAAGCTCTTCGGTGGCGATAGCGTTACCGCTACGGCCGTGCTGTCACAGAGCCTCATCGACACCGCGGTGGCTAAGCACGACCCGAAGATTCTTGACATGATCCCGCAGTCCTTCGTGGACGCCAAAGGCAACACCCAGGCTGGTCCTGCGGCTGCGCCTGCAACGGCCTTCAAGATCGCTGAAGCTCGCCAGAAGATCAACGTCCTCCAGCAGGATGACAACAAGATCGCGTCCAACAAGTCGCAGCTCACCATCATGAGCAGCGTACTCCGCTTCCAGAACCCCACCGCGCAGCTCCAGCAGTACGCTGGTATGCCTGGGGCTGACCCGAAGTTCCTTCCCAGCGCAATGGCCTTCTTCCACACAATGAACACCAACGCGGCTGCTGATGTCTCTGACGGCAGCTTCGGCGCGGCTCTCGTGGGCAAGATCGCCAAGGGCGACATCACGAACACGTCGCAGCTCCTCACTGAGATTCAGGGAGCGGGCCTCAGCGGGAAAGCGGCAAGCGCTGTTCTCTCCCATGGCATGGCTGCACTGAAGTCCGTAGAGGGAATCGACCAGGACAACACGCAATACAAGGCCGGGACCACTTACGTCGATCAGATGTACGCGCCATCGGTCAACCCACTGACGCACAAGTTCGACAACCCCGCCGCTGTCCAGCAGCACGCGGGCGCAATGCTCGACTTCCGTACTGAGGCTCAGAACCTCATCCAGCAAGGCAAGTCGCCAGAAGAGGCGACTAACCAGGCGCTCAAGCAGGTACAGGAGAAGTGGGGTGAGCCCCTCGGTATGGCCACCAAGTCGCAGGCGATGCCAACAACGGACGCTGACAAGGTGGCCGCCATCATGAACGCGGAGAAGAATCCGCAGACCCTACTGCAGGCGCACATCACGGGCGCCTATCTGAGTCACCTCCGGGACACCGGGGCCATCTCCAGTGACGCCGCGGCACACGCCGCCAAGCTCATTCTCGCCGCCCGTAGCTCACACCATTAAGAGGAACCATGCCGACGCCAACAGATCCTGTCGCTGAGCTTGCTCAGTCAGATCAGGAGGACACGCAGAACCTCCAGAACATCGTCGGTGAGCATCAGGTCCAGCAGGAGCAGGACCAGGCACAGGCGAAGATCAACGCCACGAACCTCCAGCAGTCCAAGGAGAACATCGCCAGTGAGCAGGCCGGCTACGCCGGCTCGTCTACTGCTGACACGGAGTCTGATGTTGAGCACCGCATCGCACAGGTACCCGAAGGTGCCGTTGCGGGCGTCACACAGGCAGCCGGCGAGGCTGTCAAAGGCGCCGCAGATGCGGTGCTCTTCCTCAACGACCACAGCGCCTTTGGCTGGGCTGAGCACGCCATCGGATCACTCGATCCGTCTATCAAGGCGTCCGCGCAGCAGCAGCTCGCGGCGGCCCAGGCACTTCCTATGAAGGTGGCTGACGCTCTCACCCCAACCATCGACACGGTGGGCGGCGAGGCAGTGAAGGGACTCACCCAGTTCGCAGCAGGCTTGCTGCCCGCGCTGCGGGCCGCTGACGGCGTCGAGGCACTGGCCGGCACCGGCATGGTACCCAAGCTCGTGCGCGCGTCTATCGCCTCTGGCGTCACTCAGGCGGCCGTGTTCAACCCGGATGATCCTAGGGTGTCGAACCTCATCCAGCAGGTGCCAGCACTGAGGAACCCAATCACAGAAGCTCTCGCCTCGAAGCCCGGAAATGACGAAGCGATCGGTCGTCTCAAGAACGCTATTGAGGGGGCTACCCTCGGCGTGCTGGGCGAAGCCGCAGTGGATGGCATCACCAGCATCGTCCGCAGCATGCGCGCTACAGGCGCCCTCGCGGACACCACCAGGGCGATCTACCACGCCGAGCCGACGCCGGTAGAGACCACCGCACCCCCGCCTGCAGCCCCACCAGAGGCCGCCACAGGCGAGCCCGAGGCTGCCCCTAGCGGTCATGTCGAGCTGGTGCAGACGCAACCCCAGGAGCTTGTGGCGCAGCCTGAAGGGGCGCCTACGGTGAAACCTGTGGCTCCTCCAGAGTCGCAGGCGCAGACCCTCGCCAAGTCATTCATCAAGATCAACCCGGAGCAGGCCAAGCAGGTACTCGGGTACATGACGGACGGACGCTACAGCGAGATTCCGGCGATGCTCGAAGACACCCACAGGACGATCCCGTGGGACGCGCTCAGCGATGGGGACAACCTCAAGGGGTTCTTCAACGCCGTTGAGGGGACCTTTGGTTCCATGATCCGGGAAGGTGCGGGCGTCGGCCCGGTACCGCAGACCGCCATCGTGCAGATGGCCAAGGACCTCGGCGGGAACGTCAACGAAGTGTCGAAGCTCTTCGCCGACACGCACAACCTGGCGCCGCGGATCACCGCCGGCTACAACATCATGGTCGCGAGCGCCCGCCGGCTCAAAGACCTGGCGGACACGGCGCGGCCGATGCTCGGCAGCCCCGCCGGCAACCAGGCTGTCATGGACTTCCAGAAGCAGCTTGAACTCCATGCTGCCATTCTCGGGCAGGTGCGGCAGTCCAGCTCTGAGATTGGACGAGCCCTATGGGCTCACCGCCAGCTCAAGGCAAGCTCTGATGTGGCGCTCCGCGGCCTCGATGACTTGGGTGACTCCATCCTCGGCCCCGGTGCCGTGAAGAAGTTCATCAAGAGAGTCGGTGGCGGCAACCTCGCGGATGTGAACGCTGCAGCCGACAAGGCCCGCGGTGGCAAGTTCACCGGAGTCATCCGGGAGATTGCGCAGGGCGGAATGCTCATGCATCCCTCGACGCAGCTCGCGAACATCGTCGGGAACACCTTCAAGGCCGTCCTGGCCCCCTTCGAGCGAACCGTCGCTGGAGTCATAGGCAACGTCAGGGGCGCGCTCATGCCCACCACAGAGCACGCCACCATCCGCGCTGCAATCGCGCACGCGGGCGGCATGCTCGACGGCATACGGGATTCCTTCCCGCTGTTCGTGAAGTCTCTAATCCACGAGCCCACGGTGAACAGCGCAGGCCGCCCGGTCTCGCGCTACATTCAGGCGAATACGGAAGGACTCAGCGGACCGGCGCTCACGGGCGCTCACGCCATCAATATCACTGGCAAGGTGATCCGCTACTCCGGCCGCGTCATGGGTGCCATCGACAACCTCAACATGGGCATCGGCTACCAGGGAGACCTGGCGGCCCGCTCATACACGAAGGCTGCCACTGAGGCGGACACGAAGGGACTCGTTGGTGATGCTCGGGAATCCTTCATGGATACGCGCATCCAGGAGTTGAAACTGGATGCAGCCTATGTGAAGGCCGGCGGGGCCAAGAAGCTCGGCCCCGCGGCCGACTTCGCGAGAGACCTACATGCCAAGGCGTTCGACGCCGGCCTGTATCAGTCCTTCCAGGAAGCGGCCCGCACGAAGCTCGGCGCTCACATTGCGGATGGCCTCAACAGCGCTCCGCTGCTGAAGCTCGTCGTGGCGCCGTTCGTTCACCGTCCGCTCAACATGCTCCGGCAGGGGCTCATGGACTACACCCCCCTTGGTCTCGCCAACGATGCAACGCAGGAAGCGCTCAGAGCTGCGAACTCGGACACCGACCTCGCGCTGGCAAGGATGACTATTGGTACCAGTGCGGCGGCCTATGGCTGGCACCTGGCGGCCAGTGGCGTCCTTACGGGTGACCGGCTCGGCTACGAGAACACACAGTCCCTCGACGGCATTCCCACGAATGCTATCCAGGTACACGGCCGGTGGTTCACGTACAACCGCATCGACCCCGTTGGCATGTGGCTCGGTATCGCAGCCGACATCCACGAGCAGACGAGTCGCGTCTACGATCCAAACAACCCGGATAGCACCAACGACCTGGCAACTTACGCCAGGATTGGAACGCAGACCATCGGCAGTGTGGCCATGGACAAGTCGTTCATGCAGAGCGTTGACCAGATTGTCGAATGGATGGGCGAGAAGAATCCTGAGCGCGCTGCCGTCATTGGCCAGCGAGTACTAGATTCCAACGCCTTCAAGTTCGTTCCCCTCTCTGGTGCCCTCGATACCACCGCACAGTACCTAGACCCTACCCCACGGGCAACCGGCGGGACAGGTCTGGGTGCACTGTGGGGAAGCGTCGCGGCTCGTCTGCCTGGCCTATCCAAGGACCAGCCGCCTCGTCGTGACATCCTGGGGAGACCCATGGTGAAGCCAGGAGGCACAACTGCGTGGTGGAATCCGTTCGGTGGCTCCCCGGCGTCCTCTGATCCTCTGGACCAGAAGCTCGCCGAAGTAGCTACGCAGATTCGGGCACCGTCACGCGTGGTAGACGGCATCGAGCTGTCGGCACAGCAGTATGACCAGGTGCTCACTCTCTCCACGCAGACGAAGCTGTTCAATGGAATGAATCTCGAAGACAAGCTGCGCCAGCTCACTACGAGCCATGAGTGGACGAAGTACGACAACACGGATGACCACGGGCTAGCGGCCCATGCCGATATGGTCCGCGGGCTCATCAACGCGGCCTACAACTACGGCAAGCAGACGTTCCAGAAGAACAACCCGACCTTCGCGGCTGCTCAGCAACAGCGTTACATGCAAGAGGCGAAGCACTTCCAAGTGCAGTAGCCACAAGCCGGGGAGCTAACCCCTCCCCGGCCCTACTTTCACTCACAGGACACCAATGGCCGATAGCTATGTGCAGTACACCGCGACTGCTGACCAGCAGGTATTCACGGTGCCCTTTCCCTACCTCGACCCTACACACGTCATAGTGACCCTTAACGGCGTCCCTCAGCTCTACCTCAAAGACTACGTGTGGCTCACCGCGGGCTCCATTCAGTTCACCAAAGGCGTGCCTGCGGGCACCATAGTGAACTTCGACCGCATCACGTCGCCCGACACTGCGCTCGTATCCTATTCCAACGGCTCCGTCCTCACAGCGGCGGAGCTGAACACTGCGACCCTTCAGAACTTCTATCGGACGCAGGAGCTACAGGACCAGCTCACCCAGTACATCAGTGGCGGCGTCACTGCCTTTAGCGTGACGGGCGCCCTCGTTGGCCTCGGCCCACAAGAGCTGATCGACGCCGTAGCCAGTCAGATACTCGCTACGGACCTCGCAGCCACCCTGCAACAGAACATCACCGACATCACAACGAACTCGGAAACGATTGCAGGGAATACCCAGTACATCAACTCTCTACAGACCTACCAGACGGTTGGGCTGATAGAGACGCTGAACCTGTTGGGTACCGTGACGAATAACGGCACGGCTTTCGTGCTGAACACCGCAACCACACAGGTGGGCGGCGGCACGACGCTGGCTCAGCAGATTACACAGCTCCAGACGGCCATCAACGGCAATCTCGCGTCCATCCAAGCGAACGCCACCACCGTTGACGGGCTCAGTGCCCAGTACACCGTCAAGGTAGATGTCAACGGACATGTGGCGGGCTACGGGCTCGCCAGCGAAGCTATCAACGGCTCGGTCACGTCAACCTTCATCATCGACGCGAATGCGTTCGCTGTGATAGACCCAGGCCACGGCCTAACGACGCCTAAGGTTCCCTTTGCGGTGACCTCTGGTGTCGTGTACATGGAGAACGTGGTTGTCAATGGCGCCCTGATCGCGGCCGCCTCTATCACCAGCGCAGAGATTGCCAACGCCGCCATCGGCACTGCGCAGATCGCCAACGCCTCAATAACTGCGGCCAAGATTGCCAACGCTACCATCACTGGCAACCTTATAGTTGATGGGACCATCACGGCAGCTCATATCCTGGCCGGGACGATCAACTCAGGCAACATGGCGCAAGGCTCTACCTCAACCTCCAGTACATTCAGCGCCTACCCCGCTCCTGGGACTGGCGGCCTAGAAATTGCCCAGAACTCCTCAACAACGCTGTTCACGACTACCTTCACTGGCGCCTACACGACGGTCATCAGCGCCCGCGTTAACTTCTACGCCGGCACTTCCGCAATGGACTGTCAGGCTGACCTCATCATCGACGGCGTTGTCCACGACAGTGGGTACTTCAAGGTATATGGAAGTGGCTCGACGCCATTCCAAACCTCAGTGTCCCTCATGGGCTCGATATCCGATCCAGGCGAGGGGGCCCATACCGTCTCCATTGTAGGCCGTAACAACAACACCAGCGGGTTCAACTTCTGGTACTCGATGCCATTCCTGTCCGTTCTTCGCTTTCTCAACTAGAGGAGATTCCATGCTCAGCCAGAACATTCCCACAGCCGCCCAGAAGGTCAACGCGTTCCGTGACCAACTGCTTCAGGCGTACATCCAGAAGGCCCAGGCCGAACAGCAGATCATCGCCCTCAGTAATGTGATCGCTGGCGTCACCGTAGGCCAGCAGCTCCAACAGGAGATTGCAAATGAGGCTCAGGTGCCGCAGGCGCCGGCGCAGCTCATCGGTAAGTAAGAGGCCCCCGTGACAGTCACGTCGAACATCACCAATGCGCAGCTCGCGGCGCAAATCCAGGCGCTCATAACGTCCTGGCAGACGCGCGAGACTCAGATGATCGCGTGGCTGGCCGGAGCGGCTGGCGGAGGGGACTTCTCCAACGGGACGTACCCTCTGTCGGACGCCTTCGGCAACGTCAAGTACGTCGAGAGTCCCGCGCAGATGAGTGCGGACGTTACCACTACGGTTGACTCCGCGACCGCGCAAGCCACGGCATCGGCTGCTTCGGCTACCACGGCTTCGGCTGCCCAGGCCGCAGCACTCACCGCGCGCAACCTAGCGTCCACCTACGCGACCAATGCGGCCGCATCCGCGACGCAGGCGGCGAACTCTCAGAGTGCTGCAGCGTCCAGCGCGGCAGCCGCCCTTGCGTCAAAGAACTCTGCCACAGCAAGCGCGGCGGCTGCGGCAGCCTCGGCGTCCAGTATGGGCTCCAGCGTCACCGCCTCGGCCGCCAGCGCAAGCGCTGCCGCAGCCAGTCAGTCTGCTGCAGCGGCGAGTGCCTCCGCGGCGGCCGCTTCGGCGGCGGCGGCGGCGACCTTCAACCCCGCGCTGTATGCCACGCTCACCGGCGCCACGTTCACCGGAAACCTGACATTCACCGGCCAAGGACGAGTCCTCAACGGGCCGAACAACACAGGCATCTACCTGAACTTCACTGACGGTTACACCTACATCGACTCTCAGGATGGGGTCAACTTCCGCGCTGCCGGGGACGTAGTTCTAGGCAAGATAGACAACGCTGGAACTTTCTGGGCAACCGCCAGCGTGGTAGCCAACTCCGGCTTCTACACCCACAACGGCTCTGCGCGACAGATGCTCTTAGACGAGAACGATGGGTGGATGAGACTGAACAACGCCACCAACTTCAGTAATGGAGTCTTCACCCCAGGGGACCTCCGGGTAGACGGCTCTCTCTATACCTTCCTCGGGACTGGTAACAACGCGTTCCTCCATCACGCCAGCGGGCACACCTCAGGTGCCGTCACGGTCTCCACAGCGGCGCCTTCGGGCGGCTCTGACGGGGATATCTGGATTCAGCACTGATGCCCCTCACGGTCAACGTAGGCGGCACGTATGAGCCCGGCACTGTCTACGTCAACATCGGCGGCATGTGGAACATCTCCAAGGGCCTCTGGGTAAACGTTGGGGGCACTTGGGAGCAGTTTGGTGTCACCGTAACAATGTCGCCCCCCGGATTGTCAGAATCCTCACCTGGAACTCCTGGCACCGGCACTGACATCTCTATCACCGCTGTGGTGGGCGGAGGCGTACCTTCAGCGTACTTGTGGTCAGCCATAGGTGGAAGCCTAAGTTCCACGACGGCATCCAGCACAACTCTCACGATCACCCCTACAAAACTGAACGTCCCCACGATTGCGACTGTAACCCTCACGGTTACTGTGAACGGCGTTCAATACACTAGCTCCGCTAACTTCTCCGTAACTTACACATAACACATGAACATCCCCGACGCTCTCCGCCAGGGCGCCATCTGGATTGCCTCAACCGGCATCGTGGCAACCGGCACAGCAGTCATCAGCACCTCTCGACAGGTGGCCGTCCAAGAGCAGCAGATCACCGCTGTTCAGACTCACGAGCAGACGCTCGATGGAACACTTCAACAGCTCGGCAAAGACGTACAGCAATTGAACGTCAACGTCGCTGTGTTGAATGAAAGGCTCGCTGATGGCAAACGGTAAGGCAACCGATATCCAGTTCGGTAACCTACACGAACTCGTTGCCGAGTCGCTTATCCTCCAACTCAACGCATGGAAGGATGGACGGCTCGTCGTCCTCGACGGCGAGAAGTACACCAAATGCATCCCCCCGGCTCTCCTCGCGCAAGCCATAAAGTTCCTCAAGGACAATGGCATCGACCAGCCAGCCCGCACAGGCAACAAGGTTGATACGCTCAAGAAAGCCATGCCCGACTTCTCCGACGATGACAACGTCGTCTCTTTCCCCAACCAAAGGTAACCCATGTCCACGATCCCCACCAACGCCACCGTAGACGTTCGCAACATCTCCGCGACGCCCGCGGGCCACTTCACTGGCCTCGCCACCGAGCTGGTCGCGGCCCGCACCGCCTTCAATCAGGGTCTCGTAGAGCAAGTAATCGTCAAGCTCAATGAGCTGGCGAACCTCGCCCGCGCGCTTCACCTGTAATTCACTCAGCGTTCCGGTAGCTCAATTGGTAGAGCGGCGGTCTCCAAAACCGCAGGTTGGGGGTTCGAGTCCCTCCCGGTTCGCCATCATGAGGAGGAATTTTGATCTACGAGTTTCAGTGCCACAAAGGACACGTGACGGAAGCGTCCGTTCCTATGGGCACCCAGGAATGGCCCTGCACCGTTTGTGGTGCATTGGACGGCACACGGCCGCATCCATGGGCCAAACGCATCCTCTCCCCAACACCCACCACATTCCGCTTCAACGACCGCCGGAGGTAACCCATGAATTTCTCTGAGGCATTACAGTTCATTAGAGAGGGGCGTTGGCTACAGCGCCGGGGGTGGAACGGAAAGGGAATGTTTGTGTTCCTGGTTCCAGGATCAGTATTCGAGGTAAATCGCGCTCCGTTATTGGGAGTGTTCCCTGAGCACACGCGCGTGCAGTACCAGCCCCATATCGACATGCTTACAGCCGACCGCACCGTCGTCCCCTGGCTTGCCTCACAGAGTGACTTGCTGGCAGATGACTGGCA